TGGCGCGGGCCGCGCCCTTCTGCTGCTCGACGATCGCCTGCTGCTCTTGCACGGCCGCGTTGTAGTTGGCCGCCTTCTTCTGCGCGCTGGCCTGCGCCATGGTGCCGACCACGCCGAGCGCCGTCGAGCCGATGGTGAGCGCCGTCCCGAGCGAGAACCCGCCTGCGGCGGCCGCGCCCGCTCCAGCCCCGGCCACCGCAGCGCCAGTGCCGAACAGGCCGCTGATCGCGGATCCGATAGCCCCGAAGACGGGAAGGAGGAAAGCCATCACTTCACCCTTGAATACAGGACATAGTCGCTGTCGCCGTAGAACTTGCGCATCAGCCCTTCGCGTCGGAAACCGAGGAGCCGCAGCCACTGGTTGCCATTGGCGTGGTGGCGTTCAGCATAGGCTTCCATGCGCGGGAACTCAACAGAGAGCTCGTCACACCGGCGCCGGATCTCACGCGTCATCTGGCGCAGCGCCGGGCCGCTATCCCCCGCAAGGTAGCCCCACAGCACCGTGCGCCCTGGCCAGACCGGGGTGTGCCCGCCGAGCGCAACCAGCTTTCCGTCAAGCCGAACGCCCCACGCCGGGCCGGAGCTGATCAGCCGATATAGGTTTTCCACAGTGAGCGGGGCCTGCTTCGCCTGCGCTTTGTGCGGCGCCAGCTCGAGCGCCATCGACGGCCTGACGTCCTGCGTAAACTCAATCATTGATCTGAACCCGGAGGATCACGGCGACAATCGTTGCCGGCAGCGGCATGTACTGCTCGTAGCAGACGAACCCGTCCGTGTCTCCGTACCCAGCGGGGAACGGAACGCGGATGTCGCCGTTGATGACCTTCGGCGGGGACCCGAGCGGGGCGCCCGGGTCCATGGTCGGGATGTCGTCCATGTTGTCGAAGTCCGGCCCGACCCGGCCGCCGACGGTGGACCGCAGCCGCAGCCAGACATCGGAAATCGCCTTGGCCGCCGTCTGCGACGTGCCGCCGGCGCCCTGCACCTCAAGCCGCATCGGTTTCGCGCGGGACCTGAAGTTATAGCCGACGTGGACAAGACTGCCCGGGCGGTCAAGCGTAACCTGGCCCCCGACAACGACCTTGCGGGCGTGGTTGGCGCCGTCGACACAGATGTCGACCGTCTCGCCGTTCATGTGAAACAGAGCCCCGACAGTGGTGGTCGGATCGCCACGGTAGGTGACGCTGCAGTCGACATGGACGGCCTCGGCGACGCCGCGCTTCACCAGTCGGAAGTCGGTCATGTATTCGACCGTGCGGATCGTCTGCCCGCCTACCGTGCGCCGCACGATCAGCCAGACGTCGTCTGTGCGGCCGTCTGGCGACGGAATGCTCTGCACCGCTTCGACAAATGCGTCCGTTCCGCCGATGTAGTGAGGCGTCCAGGCGACAACACCGCGCTCGCGGTTGAACACCATGGACGCCAATTTGCCGTCCGACAGCACGCACCAGACAAGATTGTCGCGCTGCTGCTGGTACGCCCAGTCGATGATGTCGCGCTGGTCCTGGTCCGGCTCCCCCGGCTCCTCGGACCCGTCGAAGATGTGCTCGGACAGGACGGTAAGGTCCTCGGCCTTGTAGCGGTCGATCGACAGGTCGAACTTCATGTCGCGAACGCGGTGCCCGGCGCGCTCGACGAACAGGACGCTCTCGCCGACGCGTAGCGGCCGCAGAAGCCGGGCCCCGTATTCCGTCTGCGGCGTGTTCTGCACGTTCGTCGCGGAATAGACCTGCTGCGTCGTCTGCTCGCCGAGGGACAGCTCCGAGCGCGCCGAGCCGATCAGGAGCGTTTGCGACTGGCTCAGCCAGCGAATGCTGTCGAGCTTGTCGGCCGCGAGAGTGAGCGACATGGCCGTCTCGGCCGTGACCTGCCCGCCGTCCCTGCGCTTCCACGAGGCGAAGTCACCGGTGACGGAGTGGAAGACCTGGCGCCCCCGGGCATAGGTGAGCCGCTCCTTGAAAAACGCCACGGTCGTCGGCCACCCGTAGGCGAACGAGAACTCGCTGAACGCCCACCGGCGCGTTGGCGCGCCAAGGTTGACGGTGTCGTTCGGGAGCCGGCCGATGATGTCCACGCCGGCATGCAGCCCGCCGTTGGAGATGTTGATGATCCGCCCCCACCCGAAGCCGGAGTGCAGATAGCGCCAAGTCACGGCGCCGTCGTAGGCGTCTCCTTCGGTGTGCGTTGGGACATAGCGCTGGTTGGAGTTTGCGGCCCAGGTGTAGGCGTTCTGCGCCTCGTACACGTTGCCGCCGTTTCGGACCTGGTCGCCGATCGCGTAAGACCCGGCCGGGTTCCATGGCGGGACGAGGCCCGGGTTCATGCTGTGCAGGGCTATCAGACCGCCAATGTGCAGCGACGTGAAAACCGGCGAGCTAGCGACGACGGTGGTAGAGCCCGTCACGTTGAGCCCGTACATCGTGACGGCGTTATTAGTGTTCACGTCCTTGAACGGGCCGTCGTTGAACGTGTCCAGAGTGAACGTCCAGTTCGTCGCCCCGAGCCGCGAAAGCTTGTAGGGCGGGTGCAGCCCCTCGACGTGCGTAACCCACACGATGTCGCCGGACTGCAAAAACCGCAGGGCGAACGTCCCGTCGGCCGTGATCAGGCTCGTCTCAGGGTACGGCGTCGCGATTTCATAGGGCAGGCCGCCGGACAGGAGCTGCGCCCGGTTCACCCAAAAGCGGATGTACTCGTGACCGAACTCCAGGACGTATGCCTGCCCGATCGAGAACACGAAATCGGCGAACCACGCCCTGCGGTCATTGTACTTGACGTTCCCGACATATCGCGTCCCGCCGCGCCGGCGCGCCGGGCCTTGCACCGTCGGGATGAAGTTCTCCAGGACTTTGCAGCCGATGAAATACTTGTCCTGGTCGACCCGGCCGTCCAGCATCGGCGACAGCTCGCCGGCGTTGAGCGCGGTGGTGATAGGGCGAGCGCGCGGCATCAGTAAATCCTTGCGGTGAGCCAGGACCCGTCAGGGGTGTTGACGGGCGGCATCTGGATGGCGTTCGCCTTCTTGGCGCGGGCGATCTCGTTCTTGTATATCCCGGCGGCCATGTTGACCATGGTGTCCGACTTCGTGAGCGGCATTGCGAGCCGGAGCGCCAGGGCGGCAGCCACACAGTTGACGAACAGCGGCGTCCACGAGCCGGGGTCCTCGGTGACGTCGCGCAGGTACGTGATCCGCAGCGGCGCCGCAATGTCGGTCATGATGGCCCGGCCTTGGATCTCATAAGGCGCGACCGGGTTGACGTCGATGTAGCGGACGGAGTGGAACACCCAGCGTTCCTCGAACTCGACAAGGCGGATAAAGTCCGCCGGCAGGTTGTACTGGCGGCTGTACCGAAACAGCGGAGCGTCGGCGAGTTGCGGGAGCGCGGCCTGCCGCTTGGCGAAGAACCAAGCATAGCTCTCCAGCTCTGAGCGGACGACCTGGTCGTACACGCCGTTCGCTTGCCTGGCCTGCTCGCTGGCCTCGCCGGGGTCTGAGATGAGCGTCACGCCGATGTGGCGGAGCCCGTCGTTGATGACCTGAGTTCGCGTTAGCATGCCTGGCCCCTTAACCGAAAAGGGGCCGGGGCGCTAACCCCGACCCCTCATTCTCCTGCCGCGCCCGCAGTATTAGGGCGCCGCGAACTCCAGGTCAATGACCAGCTTCGCGCCGGCGGTGGTCGGCAGCGAGGCAATCGCCGTGGTGAGGATGATCTCCTCGTCGGTGATCGTCTCCGCAGCGGCCATCGCCGAGGCCTTGCCGAAGTCGGTGGGCGTGTCCACGGCGGTGAACACGGCCGCGGCCCGATACTTCTCGGGGGACGCCGCGGTGCCGATCGCGATCGTCGAGGTCGCGAGCGACACGGACGAGGTGATCCGGCCGCCGATGAAGCGGGTCCCGGCCGGGCGGGTGCACAGGACGACAGTGTCGGCCGCGGTGATCACCGCGCCGGCGCTGGAGCTGGACAGCGCCGGGGCGTCGAGGGAGATCGTCGCGCGGTAGGTCCGCTTGCGCCCGCCGTAGGCGGCGTCGCCGGGCGGGTTCTGCGGCACGTTGCCGAGGCTGCGGGTTTCGGTGGAGTAGAACTTGGCCATCGTGGGCTCTCCGATTTGAAGCTTCAGGGGAAGGCGGGGGCCGAAGCCCCCGCGATCAGGCGCTGTTCACGGCGATCTGAACGACCTTCTTCTCCTGAGTACGGGTCGCGCCGACGTTCTCCTCGGACCAGATCTGCCAGTTGTAGTTCTTGTCCGGGCGCTGATCGACCTTGTTCTCCAGCGAGCCCCACCGGCCGAAGTGCATGCCGCTCTGCACCCAGACCGGGATGAAGCGCGCGGTCGCCGCGAGGCCGCCGGGGGCGATGTACGGCAGCGACAGCGGGTAGGTCGGAGACGCGTTATCCGTCTCCGTGGCCTGCCACTCGACGTGCACGAAGTTGAACCCGAGGAACGACGTCACGCGGCCGTCCACGAGGGTCGGCTTGTCGTTGTAGTCCATGTTCGTGACCTGCAGCTCGCCGAGCAGGTTGTCGTGCTCGGTGGCCGTGATCGCGACATAGGCCCGTTCGCGCGCCAGATCGAGGCCGGACGCCATGAGCAGGCGCCGGGCGGCGCGCAGCTTCGGAACGTTCAGGCCGGAGTTGGCGCCGCCGACGTTGACGCCGACCTGCTGCGTGCCCGGGAAGGCGACGGTGGACAGTCCCTGCTCGCCGACGGCCGACGCGGCGAAGAACGCGGCGCCGATTTCGTCGTCCTCGCCGCGGCCGATCGAGTTCGCGATGGCTTCCGCGTACTTCGACTTGAGGTCGATCAGCATGCGGATGACGTCGAGATTGTCGAGCAGGGTCGAGGAGGTGATCGAGTTGGGGTACACCCAGCGCCGATCACCGGGCACCGACAGGTGCGGCGTGTCGGTGTGGCGGGCGCGGTTGCGAATGCGGCCGATCGTGCCGACCTGGTCGACCGGGGACCCGGCCTTGCCGGTGTAGGTTCCGTGCTCCACAAACTGCGGCAGCTTGCTGGCGCCCTGCTGGAGCAGGTGCTCGACGTTGCGCGAGAACTGGAGGACGTGGTGCTGCTGGACGGTGAACGACATGGGGGTCTCCCGCGAGGGTGGTTTCCAGGTTTCGCGGTTGTCCAGCACATGCCGGGCCGACATAGTGTCGGGGCGACGGGAGGAGGGCTTGTGCCTTGGCGGCCGTCGTCCCCGACGCATTCCGCATATGTAACTCTGAGTTGACACGTCGTCAAACAGAAAAAGGCCCCGCCGTGGGCTGTTCGGCGGGGCCTAGTGGGAGGAAACGCGCCAATGGCTCAGCGCGGAAGAATGCTAGCCCGCCTTAGCGTTGACCGCAAGCTTCGCGAGAGCCTCCATCTGCTCCATGGCGCCGGCGCGGACCTTCGGGTCGTCGCTGGTGTAGCGCGACATGAACGCCTGGTCGGAATAGAGCTCGTCGATCTTCGTCTTGGCCTGTGCCGGGTTCATGTTCGCGAAGCTCGGAGGCGTGCGCGAGCTCTGCTCCGGCGGGTTCCCGTCGACATAGTTCCGGCCGAAGAACTCGAACATCTTCGCCGCGCTCGCGGGGCCGATCGCCAGCTCGATCGCCTTCGTGTGCTCGTCGGTCATGCCGGCGGCCTTCACCGCGGCCTTCCCGACCTCTACTCGCTTGTCGAACTCGGCGCCCCATTCCTTCTTGAGGCCGTCGACTTCGTCGGCGTGTCGGGTCGTCTGCGCCTGCACGGCGTCGAGCTCGGCAGCCTTGTAGGCTTCCGTGACGTTCTTCGCCTGGTCCTTGGTGAGCCCGGCCTTGTGGAACCACTCTTTCGCGGTGTCGGCGAACGTCGTGTCGGCGCCATCCGGCAGCTCGATCTCGTACTCGGCCGCCGTCTTCGGCCGGCCGAGCTTGTCGTAGATCGCGTCGCGGGCGGCGGCGTCGTCGGCGTCCTTCGGCAGAAGGATCGTGCGCCCGGCCTTGTCGGCGCCGAACAGCGTCTCCAGATTGCGATAGCTCTGCGCGATGGCGAACGGGTCCGCGGTGGCGGGGTCCTTCCAGCCCTTGCTTTCCGCCCAAGCCTTCATGTCGGGATCCGCCGTGACCTTGGCGAACCACTCCGGCGTCTGCTGCTGCTGCTGCTGCTGCTGCTGCTGCTGCTGCTGCTGCTGGCCGGCGTCCCCCGCACCGCCGCCGCCGGTGCCGTCGTCCGGCGCCCGCAGGATGCCGGCGTGGAAAAGCATTCTCTGGTAAATGGTCATAGGTCGTCCTTGAGGTTGTGGATCGCCCCGAGATCCAGGCTTAGCATTTTCGCCAGGATGTCGAAGACTTGCCGCCTTCCGATTTGGACCCCCATTGCAACCGGGTCGATAGCTCCGGTTTCACGAACGAGCGGGGGGCCTTCGCGCCCGTCTCCGTTGCACTCCCTGCGAAGGTACGATGCGATGCACCTGGCGTTCTTCGTCAGGCCGCCATCGGGGCCGTAGCACATCTGGCGCAGCGCCTGCTGCCTGACACGAGCCTTTGTTCCTGGCTGTAGCGTCATTGCACCGGCCCCCCGGGGACCTCAAGCAGCTTCAGCACAGTGCGGAACGCGGCCTCCGTACCGCACAGGAGCTGCGCGAGCGCGCCAACGTTCGCTCCTGCGCAGATCTTGTAGCCGAACTGCACGTTCCCGTCAGCGTCCGCCAGGATGACGATAGCCGCCGGGGCGTAGCTCGTGGCCGCGTCGACAGCTTGGTTGATCGCCTCGTTGTCCCCGGCGCACGGGATCACTGGGAGGTTGTCGTTGTCCATCAGATGATCCCTGTCGTCGAGCCGGACGGCGCCGCCTGGCTGATCTGCCGCGCTTGCGCGAAGTCCTTCGACGCCTTGGCGATATCCGGCAGCGCTTCCGACAGCTGCTTCGCCATGGCTTGCGCCTGGTCCGCCTCGTCCTGCGCGGCGACCTCCTCCTCGGTGTACAGGATGTCCGGCGGGGCGCCATTGATGTCGGATAGGCGCTCCAGCACGCGGCCGGAGTTGACGCGGCGCGCAATGCTCTCGTCGAACTGCGCCAGCTGGACAGCCGTCTCCATGGTGCGCAGGATCCCGACCCCCTCCTCGGCCTTGATGGCGCGAGTAAGCGGGCTGTCGTATTCGACGTCGAGCCCGCCGGCGGCGACAAGCTCCTCGGGGATCATGTCGAGCGGCACGGCGCCGGCGGCGAACAGAATGTCGATCTCGCGCTCGATGATGGCGCCAAGGAACTCAGTGCGCAGTCGGCCGCCGACGGGGCCGAGCAGGGCGCCCTTTTCCTGCACCAGCTGCATTACCTCTGTCGCCGTCTTGCGATCGCCCTGCTGCTCGATCAGGACCTGGAACAGGTTGATCAAGAACGCGCCGTTGATCGCCTGCCTGCGCTGGTTCATGAGCTCCAGGGTAAAGCCGGTCTCGCCTTGCGGGCGCAGCGGCTTGATCCGGTCCTGGCCGTCCGGGGAGAGATAGCCGTAGTTGATCGCCCCGGGCCGGACGGCAAACGGGTCGAGGCTGTCGGCGTCCACCGCCATCCACGTCGGGTC